ATTTCCCTACCGACCTGCTGAATGAAAGACTTAGATATATTGACCAACACCCTCATTTCTATGACAGTGTATATGTAGGTACGCTTGTAGAATCAGGACATAATGTTATATTCAAACAGACAGATGATATTCCTATAAGAGAATGGCCTGTCAAGAAGAGTAATACGCCTAATCTTCATGGGGCATTGGAAATAAAGAGAATGCCTCCCAGTGGAGAGATTCCTCCAAATAGGTTTGTTCTTGGGATTGACCCCATTGAAAATGATGAAGAGGCACAGTCAGAATCGTTGTTTGCAATGATAATGTTCGATCTGTTTACAGATGAGCCAGTTGCGGAATATTTTGGCAGGATGGAATTAAACGAGGACAACTGTTATCTGGCTTGGCTTATGTGTCGTTTTTGGAACGCCAAGTGTATGCCTGAAGCAAATAAGAAAAATGTATATGCATATTTCTCAAAGAAGCATTCTCTATATATGCTTGCTGACTGTCCTGAGTATTTGAAGGAGAGAGAGATAGTTAAGTATTCTACCACAGGCTCTTCGAGCAAAGGCGTGCAGGCTCTTCCGGCAGTAATCAAGTTTGCTGAAGATATGATAAGGGACTGGCTTTTAAAGCAATATATATCTCAGGAAGAAGTGGATGGAAAAATAGAAGAAGTAGCTGTACCCGGGGTTAATAAGATCTGGAGCAGAGGCATGCTGAAGGAGCTTATTTCATACGCCCCTAATGAGAACACTGATAGAGTCAGTGCCTTAATGCAGATATTTCTATATCGTCATCAGTATCAGATTATTTATGGAGAAGAAGGGGGTTATTCATCTGATAATGGTAGTGATGATGCTGACGATGATTTCTTCGACAGGGACTGGAGCCGGCAGAAAGCAAGGCTCGGAATAGAAACTATTTAACTTTGACCATATAAGCACTTTGCTTACACTTGTTATACGGGGCGGATTTCTGGTTAGATTCGCCTTGTGTAATATATCTGTTTATGGACTTTGATGTAACATTTCCTAACCAGAAGCTGCCTTTCAAATCCAAGGGAGTAAAATGGTGCAAGCAGTGCGTAGACTGGGCAGCTCTTAGGACATATTTCAATTATTCTCCAGTAAGGAAGGATACTGTTAACATGAAGATCAACTATGACCTTGTTAATGGTAAGATTCACAAGGAAGATATGGAGGCGGTTCTCAATCCCGGAGGCCTGTCAACTATATTCCTTCCTGACAAGATACAGCATTATCCTATAATCAACTCGAAGATAAACACCCTTCGTGGTGAAGAGGCTGCACGTGTATTCGATTGGAAAGTCATTGTTACCAATCCGAATTCTATATCACAGATAGAGGAAGAGAAGAAGAATCAGTTGATGCAGAGTGTGGCACAGATTGTTGAGAACACTAACATATCTGATGCTCAGGCACAGCAGGAACTGGAAAACACTGCCAATTACTTCGAATACAGCTGGCAGGATGCAAGGGAGCTGAGGGCTAATGAGTTATTGAACCATTATTCCAAGGAGCAGGGGTTCAGTCATACTTTCAATGATGGATTCACAGATGCCCTCATAACAGGCATGGAGGTGTATCAGTGTGGCATAGTGGGCGGTGAGCCTGTACTTGCACGACTGAATCCTATGAAACTCAAGGTCTATAGAAGCGGATATTCGAACCGTGTAGAGGATGCTGACATTCTTGTGTATGAGGACTACTGGTCTCCCGGCAGGATAGTCGATACCTTCTATGATGAACTGTCTTCAAAGGATATAAAGATGCTCAGTGACGGGCTTCCTGATATGAACGGTCAGCAGCCACTCGGCGCGGCAGGAAATGTCAATGAGGCTTATCCTTTCGTAAGTGCAACCAATTTTGTAGGAGAGGAAGGTGTCGCTATTGATAATGGCGACGGTCTTGGTGTTATCTTCGACGGTTTGTCCGAACTCGCCGGAGGAATAGGGACTGACCTTCTTCCTTATGATGTGCAAGGAAATGTCCGTGTAATACGTGTCTGGTGGAAATCAAAGAGGAAGATATTTAAGGTCAAGTCCTATGATCCTGTTACAGGAGATGAGGTATATGACTTCTATCCGGAGACCTATGTTGCCGATACTACTGCAGGGGAGGAGGCAACTCCTCTTTGGATAAACCAGATGTGGGAAGGCACGAAGATCGGTGAAGATATCTATGTAGGCATGCATCCTTGTGTCGTTCAGCATAACAGTCTTACCAATCCTTCCCGCTGTCATGCAGGCATCGTTGGAACGATATATAACCTCAACGAAAACAAGCCATATTCACTTGTTGACATGATGAAGCCGTACAACTATATGTACGATGCCACTCATGCCAAACTTGTGGATTTGATTGCTACCAACTGGGGCAAGCTCGTAGAACTCGACCTGGCGCTAAAGCCCAAAGGATGGGAAGTGGAGAAGTGGATGTTCTTCGCCAGGGCAAATAAAGTCTTGATTAAGGACTCATTCAATGAAGGAAACAAAGGTGCTGCTACAGGTAAGCTGGCAGGCGGACTTAATAATGCAAGCAAAGGATATATAGATGCCGACTGGGGACAGAGCATACAGAACTATTTAGACCTGCTCCAGTGGATAAAGGACTCCATGTCCGACCTCGTAGGCATCAATCGTCAAAGAGAAGGTAACACCTATAATCGTGAGACTGTCGGCGGGATAGAGCGTGCTGTCCTTCAGTCCAGCTACATCACCGATTGGCTTTTCCAGAAGCATGACGATACTAAGCGTCGTGTGCTGGAATGCTTCATCGAGCAGGCAAAGGCAGCTCTCCGTGGCAGGAATGAGAAGTTCTATTATATTCTTTCCGATGGCTCAAGGAAACTGGTTGAAATCGACGGTGATGAGTTCGCAGAGTCTGATTACGGTCTTGTTGTGGACAGCTCTTCTGAAACACAGAAGCTCTCCAGCCAGATTGATACTATTGCCCAGGCTGCATTGCAGAATCAGGCGATGGACTTTGCTTCCCTTCTTAAACTCTATACCTCTATATCCACTTCTGAGAAGATTAAGATTGTCGAGAACTCTCAGCGAAGGATGGAACAGAGGCAGCAGCAGTTGGCTCAACAGCAGCAGGAGGCAGAGATGCAGGTTGCACAGATGGAGCAGCAGACGAAGATGCAGGAGCTGCAGAGTAAAGACGCTCTCAACCAGAGGGATAACGAGACCAAGATCCGTGTTGCTGAAATCAATTCCCGTGCAGAGTATATGCGTCTTGGCATCTATGCCGAAGAGAACGATGAGGAACTGGTGCATGAGAAACTGGATGTAGAACGTGAGAAGCTCGCAGAAGAAATCAGGCAGTTTGATGAGGAGTTGAGGCAGAAAGACGAGGAGCGGAAGGACAAGAAGGAGATTGAGATGAAGAAGATTGAGGCTCAAAAGCAAATAGCAAGCAAACGAAGCACTACGAGTAAGTAATGGCTCATTTCAGCAAAGAGGAAATAGAAGAGATACGCAGGCGACTTACAACAAAAGCCGTCAAAGACACTCAGTTTCCTACTGCTGAGGATATAAAGTCGGAAGACTATGTTGCTATAGTTCAGGACGGGATAAATAAAAAGATACAAGTAGGTAACTTTATATTTCCTGATATTGAGCTGGACAGGGTTTGGGAAACGCTTACCAATAATACGGATTATCCGGATGTTGCAATCAATATTGCACATATCCCGGTAATTCCGTATTCTCATCTGAGTGATACTCCAGACCTGTCTCAATTCATCACTCGTACAGTAAGTGATCTTGCCTATTACTATACAAAGTCAGAGACATATACTAAGTCTGAGGTAGATGCACTTATCCAGGATATCCCGACAGGCATAGACCATGCCCGTGACCTGCTCGATGCGGATGACCTCTTCTTCAAGAGGACGAACGACACCGGGACTCCCGTGACGATATATGACCCCGGCACTACGGGCATCGTCATGTGGGGTGCGGAGAGCACCGACCAGGTGGTGCTGGATGTGAACGGAGTGAGCAAGGCCCTGCTGAAAATCGCAGCACTCACTCCGGTCAATTCTGCCATAGCGACCCTCCAGGGGTATTTCACCAACGGAGTGGCAAACAATGCACTTGCGCTGAACGGCCATCCTGACTCTTACTTCGCAACGGTCTCTGCCCTTGCCACGAAGCAGGATACCATAGCGGACCTTGCTGCTATCCGTGCCGGTGCAGCACTTGGAGCTACTGCATTACAGAGTG